AAACAAGACACTCGAAAGGTTGAAGAAACTATGAACCCATTAGACACTGGACGACTGCAGAACTGGGCAGTCGGTATGGCGGACCACGTGGCCAAGCTGAGTAAGGACCCAAGCACCAAGGTAGGTGCGGTGGTATTCGACGAGAAGCGGCGGCTTGTATCCGCTGGATACAACGGGTTCGCCCGTGGTGTACGTGACACGCAGCAACGCCTTACTAAACGGGACACTAAGCTGAAGCTCACCCTCCATGCCGAGAAGAATGCCATACTCTTTGCTACCAAGGCGTTGGATGGGTGTACGATCGTGGTGACTCACCCCTGCTGCGCCCAGTGTGCAGCCCATATCATCCAAGCAGGTATCAAGTATGTGGTGTGGCCCCGCCCCACACAAGAGTTTGCGATGAGGTGGAAGGACGACCTTTTACTGGCATACGAACAGTTCAACGAGGCAGGTGTAACTGTCACCGAGATCGACAGGGGGACACCACATGAGTGACATAAGCGCACGGTTGCGTTCCCTAAACAACCATTCTGGAACCACCACCCGGGCAGCCGCCGACCACATCGACGCCCTTGAAGCCAGCAACAAGGCGCTGGTGGAGGCGTTGGAACGCATTGCCTACGCCTCTGATGTTTATGGGGTTGAGGCAAACGCAGAGGATCAAGGCGCTGACAGACTGGCATATGCACACAGGTCCATATGCAACCTTGCCCGCGCCGCCATCGCCGCAGTAAAGGAAACGGCATGACCATCCAGAGAGGCATGTGGGCCACGCACAACGGTGTCATCCCGATCCAAGACATGATCGATGAACACCTGCTGAACGCATACAAGACGTGCGTTCGGCACAGGAATTACGACAAGTCGGAGGAACTTATGAAAGAAATTGAACACCGCAACATTGACGGGAGAATATGATGGCGGGAGATACCCTCGCAATAGTAGCAGAATTACTCGCTAAGAATTACCAGCGTGCACAGATTTCAGAGGAGACGGGCCTTTCTCCAACCGCGATTGCAAGACTTGTCCGTAAGGGGCGTGAACTTGGCGTAATACCACCGCGACAGCCGGCAAGCACTCGGTCAAAAATAAAAACAATACTCAAAGCGTACGATGTGCAGCTGGGGAGTATCCAAAATATGATTGAAGCCCTTCCCGAAGAGATACGTTTCTGGCTTTTGAATAGTATGCCAGAAGACGTAACCCTCGCAGAATTTACCGCGTCAATCATCGTTGACGCATATCACGATGAAAAAGGAGCACAGTGATGCACGTAATGGTAGACCTTGAGACTATGGGCACCCGACCCAACGCACCGATCATCGCCATCGGCGCGGTTATGTTTAATAGCAACGCTATACTCGACGAGTTCTATATAAACGTCGATCTTGAGAGCGCAGTGAACGACAGCCAAGCCGTGGTCGATCCCAAGACTGTACTGTGGTGGCTGGAGCAGAGCGGTGAAGCGCGCTCGGCCCTGCGCACTGACAAGAAGAAGATATGCACTGCCCTCTACGACTTCCGTGAATGGATCAAGCCGGTGGACCCTGACGGTGTGTGGGGTAATGGTGCCAGCTTCGACAACACCATCCTGTCCGAGACCTACCGGCGGATGAACCTGACCCCACCGTGGTACTTCTGGCAGGACCGCTGCTACCGGACGATGAAGGGGATGTACCCGCAGATCACGATGGAGCGCAGCGGTGTGCATCACAACGCTTTGGACGACGCCAAGTCACAGGCACTGCACCTCATCAAGATTTGGCGTGAAGGGATGAATCGCTGATGGACATCGTGACCATAGACTTTGAGACCTACTACGCCAGTGACTACAGCCTGTCTAAGATGACGACCGAAGCCTACATCCGTGACCCTCGCTTCGAGGTGGTCGGCGTGGCGGTCAAAATCAACGACCAAGAGGTGGACTGGTACTCCGGCAAGGACACCGCAGGGTTCCTCAACGCCATTGACTACAGCGATAAGGCTATACTCTGCCACAACACAGCCTTCGACGGGGCGATCCTGTCGTGGCACTTCGGTATCAGACCCAAGTTCTGGTTCGACACGCTCAGCATGGCGCGTCCACTACACTCGATGACAGTAGGCGGCAGCCTCAAGGCATTGGCCACGTACTACCAGCTGGGGCAGAAGGGTGACGAGATACTGCGCACCCTTGGTATGCGGCGTAAGGACTTCACGCCCGAACAGATGGCAGCGTACGCTGACTACTGTATTCAGGACGTGAACCTTACATACCAGCTGTTCAAGAAACTGGCACGGCAGTTCCCAAAGGAGGAACTGCTGGTCATCGACCAGACGCTGCGCATGTACACGGAACCGCAGATCGAACTCGACCCCGTTGTATTGGAGAGCCACCTCGCCGCAATCCACGAGCGCAAGCGCAAATTGATGGAGAAGCTGGGCGGGGAGGAAAAGGCCAAGAAGTTCCTCATGTCCAATAATAAGTTCGCTGACCTGTTGCGGGCGCTGGGTGCAGAGCCGCCGATGAAAACCAGCCCGACCACAGGCAAGCAGGCGTATGCCTTCGCCAAGAACGACATTGCGTTCAAGGCCCTGCTCGACCACCCGAAGGCGACAGTGCGTACGGTGGTCGAGGCGCGACTGGGTACCAAGTCCACCCTTGAGGAGACACGCACCAAGAGGTTCTTGGAAGTAGCGGAGCGCGGCCGGTTGCCCATCATGCTCAACTACTACGGGGCGCACACCGGCCGCTTTTCGGGGGGTGACAAGCTGAATCTACAGAACCTGCCGAGGGGCGGCGCTCTACGCAAGGCGTTGGCTGCACCGGATGGGCACTGCGTTGTGGCGTGTGACTCCAGCCAGATCGAGGCGAGACTGGTGGCATACCTCGCTGGTCAGGACGACCTTGTCCAATCGTTCCGTGATGGGCGGGACGTGTACTCCGAGTTCGCCACTGATGTCTATGGTAGGCCGGTGTCCAAGTCCGATAAGGTCGAGCGCCACGTTGGTAAGACCTGCATCCTCGGACTGGGTTATGGTATGGGGGCACCGAAGTTCCAGCACTCGATGGCGACCGGGTTCATCAAGGTGGATATGGAAGTCGACGAGGCGCAGAAGATCGTGACGCTGTACCGGAACAAATACCACCGCATCCAGTCATTCTGGAATAGGTGCAACCACGCTCTCCAAGGGATGGCCGCTGGCGAGACAGGTAATATGTGCGACCTCATTACATATGACAGCGAGGGTATCATACTCCCGAACGGTTTGAGGCTGCGCTACCCTGCCATGCGCCGTGGCCCTGACGGCTTCGAGTACATCAACGACGCGCGTACCTACCGTAAGTATCGGGACGCTGCGATCATGGGCGCGGATCGCCCAGACCTGTCGTGGACCAAGCTGTATGGTGGTAAGGTGGTGGAGAATATCACCCAAGCTGTCGCACGTATCGTTGTGTCCGAGCAGATGGTCCGCATCGGACGGCGCTACCCTGTCGCTTTGCAGGTACACGACGAGATTGTTTGTGTGGTGCCAGAGGATCAGGCCGACGCCTGCAAAGACTTTATGGTGGGCGTCATGTCCACGCCGCCCAAGTGGGCACCCGACCTGCCTGTTGCCTGCGAAGCAGACATCGGCATCAATTATGGAGACGCCAAATGACTAGACTCAGCCACTCTTTCTCAGCCATCAAGATGTATGAGAACTGCCCGAAGAACTACTTCCACCAGCGCATCGAGAAGTCCGTCAAGGACAGCGGCAATGCCGTCACTGCCTACGGTGAGCGTATCCACAAGGCGTTGGAGCTACGCCTCGCCCCTGAGAAGGACGAGTTGAGCCGTGAAGCCGAGAGGTACGAGGCTATCTGTACCAGCATCGAGAAGGTCGCGGCGGGCGGGGTACTCACCGTTGAGGAGGAGATGACCCTGAACCAGAAGCTGGAACCGACTGGCTGGTGGGACAACGACGCATGGCTACGCTCCAAGATCGACGTACTGGTTCGCAAGGGACCGGACGCTGTCATGTTCGACTGGAAGACAGGCAAGCGCCGCCCTGACTTCGACCAGCTGGAGATGTTCGCAGCGCAGGTGTTTGCACACTATCCCGAAGTGGAGCGCGTCAAGACCACGTTCGTCTGGCTCAAAGAGATGAAGATGGACCACGAGACGTACACAAGGGACCACATGCCAGCTATCTGGCAGCGTATCCTCGGTAAGATTACGCGGATCGAAGGCTCACTGGAGCACGAGAACTGGCCAGCTAAGCCGAGCGGTTTGTGTGGGTGGTGCCCATGCAAAAACTTCTGCGAGTTCGCAAAATAATAACTTTACATAGTTGACATAGCTAACACAGGGGGTGTATCCATGGCTACAACACCAGAGGGTAAGATCAAACGCTGGCTGGACAAGATGCTGAAAGAGGAAGGCGTTTGGTTCTACAGTCCACAGGCTGGCCCGTTCGGGGTGGCAGGTATACCAGACAGGATGTGCTGCGCAGCAGGTCACCTGATCGGCGTAGAGACGAAGGCGGACAAGACGAAGAAACCTACGGCACTACAGATGAAGTGCATGAGGGACATAGAAGCGGCGGGGGGCAAATGCTTTGTCGCCTACGACAAAGAAACAATCGAGACGGTGAGGGAGTATATCCGTGCTTGTAATTCCGAAGGCCAAAGCGCTGGCGTTGAAGCTGAAGAACCCGGAGCGGGTGATGGCGACGATACCGACCGCCAAGGCGATCTCTTTTCGTGGGCAGCCGCTCGTGGCAGTGCCCCACAAGATAGCTGAAGTCCAGCAGCTGCGGTCTCTCGGGATCGCAGCGCCCTCCCCGATCCTGCATTATTACCAGTGGCCCGGCCAGTTCACACCATACGACCACCAGCGTATGACCTCTGCGTTCCTTACCATGCACAGCAAGTGCTTGGTGCTTAATGAGATCGGTACCGGCAAGACGCAGAGTTCCCTGTGGGCTGCGGACTACCTGATAAAGATAGGTGCCGTGAAGAAGGTGTTGATCCTGTCGCCTCTATCTACACTAGAGCGTGTGTGGGGTGACGCTATCTTCAAGCAGTTCTTCCATCTCAAGCATGTCGTGCTCCACGGTACGGCAGCGCGACGGAAGAAGCTGCTCAATACAGAGGCTGACTTCTACATCATCAACCATGATGGGTTCAACATCATCGCTGAGGATGCCATCGGTAAGTTCGATCTGGTCATCGTGGATGAGGCAGCTGTGCTGCGGAACCCATCGACCAGCCGGTACAAGCACTTCAAGAAGTGGATGGGCCTCAACCCTGACACCCGCCTGTGGCTCATGACTGGGACGCCGACACCGAACGACCCCACCGATGCGTGGACCCTGTCGCAGCTGGTCGATAGCCCTTACACACCGCGCACCTACACTGCGTTCCGTGAGCAGGTTATGATGAAGATTGGTCAGTGGAAGTTCGTGCCGCGCCCAGAGAGCGTGGACATTGTGAAAAACATTCTGCAGCCAGCTGTCCGCTATACACGGGATGAGTGCTTCGACCTACCGGATACCGTGGTCCAGACACGTCGTGTGGAACTGACACCGGTACAGAAGCAGCACTACCAGACCATGCTAAAGAAGCTAGTCATCGAGATGGATGGTGGGGCAGGGAACATCAGTGCTGTCAACGAGGCAGTCAAGGTGCAGAAGCTGGTCCAGATTGCCTGTGGTGTGGCGTACACCGACGACGGGCAGGACTTTGAGATTGATTGTTCACCACGGGTGAACGCAGTGAAGGAGGTAATTGAAGAAGCAGGTGAGAAGGTAATCGTCTTCGTCCCCTTGACAGGGACGCTGAACATGTTGGAGCGGGAACTATCCAAGCGGTGGAGTACAGCAGTCGTCAACGGTGCTGTGTCATCCAGCAAAAGGAACCAGATTTTCCATGACTTCCAAGAGCACAAGGACCCACGTATCCTGATCGCTCACCCTGCCACGATGGCACATGGCCTGACCCTGACCTCGGCTTCGACCGTGGTATGGTATGGACCCATAACCAGCAACGAGCAGTATGTTCAGGCAAACGGACGTGTAGAGCGTATCGGGAAGCGGCATGTCAGTAACGTGGTACATATCGAGGCGACTGACCTTGAGTACAAAATGTACCACCGGCTGGAGAACAAGCAAAAACTACAGGGCCTGCTCCTCGACATGATCCAACAAAATATGGAGTAACTTATGACCCTTACAGTAGACAAGGTCATCCAGACCTACATGAAATTGCGCTCCAAGAAGGAGGCAATCGAGGCTGAGGCCAAAGAGAAAGTCGCTGACGTCAAGGCCAACATGGCCAAGATCGAAGCATGGTTGAAGGAGAAGGCAGACGCCGATGGTGTTACGTCGTTCAAGACAGACCACGGTACTGCCTTCCTTACGACCACAGACTTTGCTAATGTCGCGGACTGGGATGCCGTACTCGACTTCATCCGCAAGGAGGAAGCGTTCGACATGCTGGAGAAGCGCATCAGCAAGACTGCCGTTCGCGGCTACATCGACACGAACAAAGAAGTTCCGCCGGGTGTCACGTATGGCACCAAGCTGGACATCAACATTCGCAAACCGGCAGCGAGGTAGGTATGAACTGGTTCAAGAGAGTGATCCTCAACTGGTCGTTGGACAACCAGAAGGCAGAGGTGGCGGGCCTATCACCTGTTAACCCACTGCTGCTTATGCTCGGTCAAAGCAGTGACCACCACTACATCACCGTCCCTGTGGAGAATGGGTTCGCATTGATTACGCGCACCGTCGAGGACCCCCACTTGCCGTACAACCCGATTGGGCAACGTGCAACAGTGACTTTCTGTCCATCGGCTGAGAACCTCAGCCAAACCATCATCGCCAAAATGGCACAACATAAACTCGCCGCTCGTTAAGGAGGACCCTATGAGCATGACCAAAGGAGAATACCGTGTCGGTATCGACTTCAACCCCAGCAGCGACGACATGGTTGGGCAGATCAAGCGCAAAGCTGCTGACCTGATCGACCTGATCGAGACGATCGCCAATGACGGTGAGACGGATCAGTATGTAGAGGTCTCGCGCCTCAAAGCATTGGCACAGTATGATATCGAAGACGGCGCAATGTGGGCCGTCAAAGCCGCAACCAAACCCCAACCCGAGTAAGGAGAAAACTCGTGAGCAACATCGTACCTACAAACATCCAAGTCCCCGCGCACCTCGCAGGTAAAGTCGGCCAGCCATCGGCGCTGTCGCAGAGCATCTCTGCTGGCATCTCTGCTGGTCAGTCGTTCCCGCGTATCTCGCTGAAGGGCAGCCGCTTCCGTATCGTTGAAGATGGTACCGAAACTGTACTGGATACCACGGCCCTCGACATTGTGATCGTCGGCGCAAACCCCAAGCTGTCCAAGACATTCTACGCCAAGGCGTGGGACAAGGACGCAGAGCCAGCGGCACCTGACTGCTATTCTCTGGATGGTACCAAGCCGCACCCTGAGAGCGAAGCCCCGCAGAACGACCTGTGTGCATCGTGCCCACACAATGCTTGGGGTTCCAAGATCGGCCCACAGGGCCAGCAGTTGAAGGCGTGTACCGACCAGAAGCGCCTCGCTATCGTATCAGCTGACGATCCGGAAGGTCCAGTTTATCTGTTGCAGGTTACACCTGCTGCACTGAAGGGCTTGAACGCTTACCACAAAGAGCTCTCCATGCGTGGTATCCCAGCCGAGGTGGTCAAGACCAAGATCAGCTTTGACACTGATGCGTCCTTCCCCAAACTGAAGTTTGGCTTCGGTGGTTTCCTCGACGAGGATACGTACGGTGCGGTCGAGCCCCTGTTCGGTGCCGATAACGTGATGGAGATTACCGGTGAGCAGCAGCCAGAGGTAGCGGCGGCACCATCCACCCCTCGTATGGCAGCCGTAACGGCCAAGCCTGCGCCTGCGCCTGCGCCTGCGCCTGCGCCAGAGCCCGAGCCCGAGCCCGTGGTTGAGGAGAAACCAAAGCGTGGTTTCGGTGCAGCCAAGGCAGCGGATAAGCCCAAGGCAGCTACCAAACCAAAAGCGGAACCCAAGGCAGCGGCCGAGGTGGATGCTGATGTCGCCAGCTTGGCAGACGATATTGCCGCACTGGTGGGGATGGCCGATGACGACTAATCCGCTCGACTTTGAAAAGGTAGAGTTGGTCCGTGAACGCATGGCCCTTACGGTCAAGGACATGTGCGCTTTGCTGGGCGTGTCACGGATCAGCTACTACAAGTGGGTCGGAGGCGGACGCATCCGTGAACACAATGAGAACAAGGTAAAGGCTGTCCTGCGGCAGCTTCTACCCCTTCTGAAAGATGGTTCTTGGCCCCCCGCAGGGGCCAAGAGTTGGCCAAGTGACCAGCGTATGAACGCGTTACTTGAGATTTTAGGTCCGACCGAGTAGCGTAATAAAACAGGGGAGGGTGTCAGACCCTCCCCGCAACCACAGTAAGGCGTGATACAATGGATACGTTGGAATTTTTCCAGCGCGTCCTACCAACGGAGGGGATGTACTGCAGGTTCACACTGACCGGTAAGCGTAACCGGTTCTACGGCAGCATTGCCGAGATGGTGACTGAAGTACAAAACATAGACCAACGTGGGCAGGATGCGTATTTCGCTATCTCCAGTTTCGTGGACGATAGCAGCCGCAAGAACACAAACGTACAGTTTACCAAGGTCATATCAGTCGATGTAGACTGCGGACCAGACAAGCCATTCCCCACATGGAAGGAAGGGCTCAAGGCGTTCGGTGGTTTTGTAGCAGAGATGAAGCTACCCAAACCACTCATAATCCGGTCGGGCAATGGCCTGCATATCTACTGGATCATGGAGCGCGATCTTACGCGCGAGGAGTGGACACCACTGGCCCGGGCTATGAAGGATGCGGCCGAGGGGCAAGGGTTTGAGATTGACCCTACCAAGACGGCCGAGCCATCGGCGGTCCTACGACCTGTCGGAACCCACAACTTCAAAGACCCGACCAACCCAAAGCGCGTTCAGCTGTTGCTCGACGGTGGCGATACCACGGTTGAAGTAATGAAGAAGGCATTGGCCTATTACTATAACGCGGCCAACGCACCTATAAAGCGAAAGAACAATGGGCTGCTGGATAGTCTCGCAGCGCGCACTGAGATGCCTCCTGCCGTCGGCCACCTCGTGGCTGAGAAGTGCCAGCAGGTAGAGTGGGCGGTCACCAACCAAGACAAAGTGTCGGAGCCGTTCTGGTACGCACTGATAGGACTGGCTGCCTTCTGCGAGAACCCAGAGGAGACAGCCAAGCGTTGGAGCGAGGACCACCCCAGCTACTCCGAGAGCTCTACACTGAGGAAGATGCAGCAGTGGCGGGAACAGGCGACTGGACCCTCGACCTGTAGCAAGTTCGAGAACGAGCGTCCTGCGGGGTGTAAGGGCTGCCCGTTTGCAGGTAAGATCGGCAGCCCAGCACGACTGGGTGTGCGGTACGCAGAGATCGACACCAGTGATGAGGCACCTGAAGAAGTAATCACAGAGCTTCCGATACCTAAGCCGTTCAAACGGACAGCCAACGGGATCATGGCTACTATCGACGACACTGATATCGAGGTGGCACCCTTCGACATCTACCCACTCAGCTACGGTTATGACGAGCACCTTGGTTATGAGGTCGCCCAGTTCATGTGGGACAGGCCTCATGTGGGATGGAAGGTTCTGACCATGCGGCAAGCCTACCTCGCTGACGGTACCTACCGTGAGTTCGTGGGCTGCGTGGCAGACCAAGGCATCGTACTACAAACGAAGAGACAGACGGAGTATTTCCAGATCATGCTACGCTCATACATGAATGAGTTGCGTAAGGTGCGGACCGTCACAAACCTGTACTCCACAATGGGTTGGAAGGAAGACAACAAAGTCTTCGTCCTTGGTGATGATCTGTACCGGCGCGACGGCAGTGGTTCCGTGACACACGAAACGATACGGCTGGCCTCCCACGTCAACCGCGCCGGTAGTGATATGTTCACGACCAAGGGTAACTTCGCCACGTGGAAGGCTGGCAGTGAGATACTGCGGCGGGGCAAGCTCTACGCCCACCAGTATTCCATCGGGCTGGCATTTGCGTCTATCCTCATGCAGTTCTCCGGCCTCAAGGGTGTGACTGTATCGCTCTATGGTGAGTCCGGTAGCGGCAAGACGCAGGCACAGTTCATACAGCAGTCTGTCTGGGGCGACCCAGAGAAGATACACTTCCAGTCGCAGTTCACGGCCAACTCTTTGTTCGACAAGTTCGGTCTCCATGGCAACATGCCAATCACGATCGACGAAGCGACACAGATGTCAGACAAAGATATGGGCGACTACCTGTACTGGACCAGCCAAGGACGGGACAAGGCCCGCCTGACACGCAGCGCAGAGGCCCGGGCACCCAGAGAGTGGGCGCTTATCTCCACGCTGTCTACGAACAAACCGATTGGCGGTAAGCTGTTGTCGGCGGGGCATGAGAACGAAGCGCAGATGGCGCGTCTGATCGAACTCAAGGTAGCCAAGTCACCAATATACCGTGACGGTACGGACGCTGGTCGCCAACTACATAAACTGTTCACAGAGAACTATGGGTGGGCAGGCCGTGCGTTTATAGAACGCCTTATGAAGATGGACGAGCACAGCATCCGCGTACTGATGGCCGCCGCTATCGACCAGTTCAACGACAAGTATGGGTACAAGTTCTCCGGCGTCGAGCGTTTCTGGGAGGTGGGCTTTGTGCTGCCAGAACTGTGCCTCAACCTTGCCCATGGCTGGGATATCACTGCGTTCGACGGGCGCGAAGCAACTGTCTGGGCGACGTCTAACATATCCGAGATGCGGGATGCAGCTGCGGACAACCAGCGTGATATGTTTGACCTGATCGCAGAGTACATGAACGAGCATCTGTCTGAGACGGTGCAGGTGTTCCACAACGGTGACGCGTCCCCACTGGTGGATTACTCCCGCCTACCACGGAACAGTGTGCATGTACGCATCGACGCCTACCGCAAGGGCGGCAGCACGGATATCAAGAAAGCAACGATGTTGCTGGACCGCACACACTTCCGCAAGTGGTACGCATCCAAAGGGCAGAACCCACGGGAAGTATTGGGCGCGCTAGAACTCGAAGGTGCGAACGCTACACCGTCGTCGCAGAAGGCATCGCTTGGCAAGAACACCACGCTGTCGATCCCGCAGACCTATGTTATCGGGGTTGACTTAACACACTCACGCATGGCGGGTGTGTTGGATGATGTGGTGACTGCCAGCATAGAGGCTGAAGCCCGCAGCCAAGACGACACCGTGGTGTCGTTCAAGCCTAAGACCTAGTCGTTATACATACCGGTGTACGCCTCGATGTAGGGGCGTACACTCAGCGAAGTCGAGTTGATAAACCGTTCGCTTGCGAGTTGCTTTTGTGCCTTCAACGCCCGTTTCACCTTAGCCCGCATGTCGCCCATCTCCAGACCAGTACCGGCAGCATAGCGGTTCCACTCCGCGACACGGTCGTACAGGTACGCCACCTGCTCACGATCACCGCGGGCTTCGGCCTTCACAATCGCATCACGATACGCCGTGGTGTAGCTGCGCTGGTACTGCTCGCGGCGCATACCGACACGGACGACGTCGTATTCGGATGAAGCACCCAGAGGGTACAACCCGAGTGCCCGCATGATGGCGACTCCGCTGTTGTAATCCTCGCTCACTACGTATCCGCGGCGATCCACGATGGCACCACTCCGCTCGTATGCGTACACGTCACCCAAGGCGCGCAGCATACTGATCGGAGACTCGCGGACTGTCTTTTCAATATCACCGGGCATACCGCCGGGCGCGAAGTCCAGTAGGTTCCCGATAGTCTTCATGCTGTTCGCAGCGAAGGAAGCCAT